CAGCACCAATGAAACCATTTAAAGATTTTACCGGTCCTGAGAATGTAGTTTGTGCCATAGTGTTATCCTCCTAGTTAATTCCACATAGTCTCTAGGCCGTCGACTATACGCGTCTATGCAGAATATTTATGTATAGTGATTAATTTATATATGAAATTATTGAAGAGTGCAAGAAGTCCCTACAGGAAAAGTGTCTTTTTCCAGTGATGTAGAGTCTTTAGTTAGCTAGCATAAAGATGATTTTCACCATCTCTAGCATTCTTTGGACTCTCTTGGTTAGCTAGGATTTGTCTAACGACTTTTTTAATTTCGTCTCCTAGAACCGACATTTCAGGTGTTACCATTCCGCCGTTTTTTAGGTAGAGTTCGTTCCACTTAGATTCGAACGATATCTTCCTTGCGAACAACACCATGCTGTCCTTGTATGCCATCATTAACCTCCTCATAGGTTATATAGAATCCAGCGCCTGTGGATGTTCCACTGAACTTTAATGGATTCGGCTCCCAATGTATAGCATTTTTTCCTAGAAAGTCAATGATCAGAGGATGTAAATCTTCAACATCATTTATGTCTTTTTCAGACTCAACATTAAATTGAGTTTGTAATTCTTTAGTAAAGATTTTTGTTAAATATTTCTTTTTCATGGGTTCGTCCTTTCTACCAAAAAGAAAGGCCCCTATCAAGGGGCCTTTCAAAATAAAAGTTAGTAATAATAGTTACTTATTACGCACCTTCAACACCGAAGATACCTCTAGGGTCAGATACACCAAAAGAGTATCTTTCTCTAGCTTTGTACTTCATGTTTCCAGTATCAAAATCACCTTCCATTTTAGTAGTGATAGGTGATCTTTCAAAGTACTTCATACCATTAGGCACGTCAGTAATGATGTAGAACGCGTCTGTATCAGTTAGGAAGTTGTTAACCACATAACCTTGTGGAATCATTCCCATTGATGCAATTGCGTTGATATCATTATCAGCTGTACCAACTCTTTGCTGAGACTTCATTAATCTCTCCGCAGTGAATTGTAATTCACTTGGAATGATCATTCTCACTGCTTTCGCAGCAATTTTTAAGCCTCTTTCATCAGTCATCGCAGCGATGTCGATTAAAGATTGCTCAAGAGAAGTTTCGTTCAAGTCAGCTTGAGTAGTTAAAGTGTTTTGGTAGCTACCAGCAATTGTTGGGTGAGCAGTGTTAAATAAAGAAACACCGTCGCCTGAATCAAAATTGTCAGTAGTTGGTAATCCTTGAATTAAAGGATTAACAGCTTTAACTTGTTTTGTTTGTGCCATTGAACGTGCTAATGCTTTTGTATATCTAGACGCAAGTCTGTCATACAAGTTATCTTCAATAGCTTCTTCTGTGATCGAGAATGCTAAAGCAACTGTTTCGTGAGTGTATCTCGCAGTAAAAGTCTCTTGCGCATTGTCAAAAGATACTCCTTGACCCTCAGCTTTAACTTGTGCTTGAGCGAATCCTGATAACATTACTTCCTCTTCGAAAGCTCTGTCAGAAGTTTCTGTTGTGTATATTTCAGCATGTTGATTTTCATACTGTTTATACTCCAGGCCGAATAGTGCATTCAAACCTGGCTCTAGTTCTTTAACTAGTTGTCCTCTTGATATAGCCATAATTTATACTCCTATTCTCCTATTATGATTGTAACTCAATTAAGTTTGGAACAACCACTACAGATGCAAAACCAGCAGTAGCATCACTGTTTTCAGGATCCTCTGCAGATCTTAATAATCTGAATTGTTTGTCGTCCGCACCAGTTGTACCGATGTCTAGAGTCGCTGATGATTTACCAGTGGTATCGCTACCTGCTGATGCATTCATATCAAACGTTTCTAAGAAAACGGCTTGAGCTGCAGCTGCGTCAGTCGCAACTACATATTGTTGTTGTGGGTTATCATACACAAAAGCGTCGATGTCCTCTGAGTTAGCAGGTGTTATCGGTTGCTTGTAGAAATTTGCCCAAGTTGGCTTCAAAGTAGTAGCCGCATTGTAGAAAATTCCATTCAGTACACCTAATACGGGTGCAGCTGAACCTTGCCCTTCGACAATATAACCTGCAGAACTAGCAACAGCGCCACCATTGTAGATAGTTGTAGTATAGCCCGCATCGATTTTGTACTTACCTAAGCCTTGAGTTGAAGGTGTTGACCCCAACGTTCCAGCAGCAACAAGTCCAAAACCTTGTGTGTTTTTATTTGCCATATTGTACTCCTATACAATTAGTTGTTGTTTGTTAGTTCTCGTTGAATCGCTAAAAAATTAACTTTTCTTTGATCCACCGAAAGTTACACGAGTTTGCCTATCAACATTGATTGGCATACTTGGATGCTGTTCCTTCATAAGATCGTTGTCCATTGCTTCAACTTGTTCACTACTTTGTTTAGCGTAGTAAGCTTGTCTTTGCTGTGCGATCTCTTCCGGTACCCTTGTCAGCAAAAGGCCACCAACTCCGATCACTCCTGCGTATTTTCCATCTTCGACAACGGGGTAGTCTGAATCTGGATATTCATCTGCTCTTACAAATTCATATCCTTGTCTCAATCTTCCTGTTACGTTTTTCGTATCAGTGAAGCCGACACTTTCAGCTCTTACCCATCTATGCCTAAATCCATTTGGCGCAGGTGGTGCATCTAAAGATGACGGTGGAGTCCATACTTTGGGTTTGGATTGTTTTTCCCTAGTCTGGCTCGCACGAGGGGTTCTTTTATTTTCTTCGCTCATATGCTTATACCTCCTTCGTGAGTTTTAATTGTTTCGCATATTCTTCAAGTGGCACACCTAATTTTTTAGCGATTGCAACCTGAGACGGCGTGAGTCTCACAGTTTTGCGGCCTGTTTTCGTGCTTCGCGTCGCTGACGCTACTGTCTGCACTGGTTTAGCCGATTCCGTTGACTCTTGTTTACCAAATTTATGCGGAAATTCAACCCTTAATCTCTTATCAATTTCAGCATAATATTCATTAGATTTAGGGTCATACCCTTCATCATCAACCAGTTGTCTGTGTAGATCAAAAGCTGTGTAAGTCATGGCTTTATCTGTACCAAACCACCTGTTTTTAGATGCCCATTCTTCAGCTTTTGGATCTGGCTGAGGAGCGGGTTGTTGATAGGATGAATAATTTGGGGCCTCATAAAAAGTTTCTTTTGATTCTTCTTGCTGAGGTTTGTTTGACATTTCAGCTAATTTAGCTTCCTCATATCCGAGTCTTGCTATTTCTTTTGAAATATCAACTTCTGCATTTGTATCTCCAGATTCTCTAGCTTGATGCAATTTAGCTTTTTGAGCATCAAGTAAAGATTGGATTTTAACTTGTCTGTCTTTAACAGACTCCGTTTCCAATGAAGAATATCTTTTACTAAACTCTTCAGCTTTTTTTCTCTGAATTTGAGCAAAGGTTAAAGCTTCATCTCTTTGTCTTTCAGCTTCTCTCCACTTTTTAGTTAGCTTCGCTATTCTTCTTTGTACATCCTTACTATAATCTTCTAATTCTTCTTTCTTTTCGTCTTTCTCGTCGCTCGCTTCTTGCTGCGAGTCGCCAGTGGTTTCTGTTGCCACTGCTTCAGCACTAGTATCCTCAACTTGTTCAGTTGTTGTGGATTCAGTTGATTGGTCCTCCGAAGTTAATTCAACTTCAGTATCCGGTCCAGACGTGTCTATGTCAACTGTTTTATTTTCTTCTGGCATAGTTTCCTCCTATGTTAATATTGATGAAGTATATCTTCTGGGTTTGTGATAGTAGCGAGCACTTCATCATCGTTTAGTATTCTCACTTCACCACCATCGATTTGTATCCTAGAACCTGCATAACGTGCAAAGATGACCCAGTCACCAGTTTTACACCACGGTCCTTCAGGAAACTTTTCTTTGTCATAACAATGTGGTCCTTGCGCTAAAACTAGTCCGCAAGTTGAAGCCACTTGTTGTTTCTCTAAAGTTTCTTGTCCAAAGTATAAACCACCCTTAGATTTTTCTGGCATTTTAAATGGCAGAACAATCATTCTCCAACCCGTAGGTTTGGGAAGTTTATCTTCTTCCTTTGTCTTTAGACGCTCATAAGCATCTGTTTCTCTTTTTTCTAACTCATCGTATTTTTCTTCTAACGCGAGTCTAGTCTTCGGAATCTCTTCCGAATTGGATGACGTTATTATTTTCTCGTTCATCGTCTTTCTCCTCCTCTATGTCGTTTCGGTTTAATATATCTGTTAATGCACTATCAAGAGAATGATATGCATGTGCTTGGCCCAACATATATTTATATTGTTCCATATTTGTGCAACCACCTGCAATCATGGCATCACCGATTGATTGGTAATTGTCTCTTAATTCTTTTCTAAGTTTTGAAACGAGTTGTTCTAATGTTAGCATTTCCACCTTCTGCGCGCCTGACGGATGCGAGAATTAGGATCATTACGAGTTTTTGCGGATGAACGTTTTAATTGTCCTAGTGATCTAGCGCAGTATGATTTTCTGCGATTCGCAGCTTTTGATCCGGGCTTCACTTTTCCCGTCACGGCTGTTTTTAGTTTTGAGCCAGGATTTGCACGTCTATAGGCAGCGACACCTGCTCGGGTCATGCCAGCGCCCGACTTTGTCGAACGATAATTTTTTTTAGTTTTTGGTATTGGGTTATCTCTTCTTGCCATTTTTCTTTTTAATTATTCCACCTTTTTTATGTAGAGTTCTTTTAGGTTTAGATCTTAACATATTTTTATATTTAGGATCATTAACATTAATAGGAACTTCTAATTCTACAATGCCTCTTTTTGGATCTACTAAGTATTTTCTTTTTCTAGGCATTATTTCTTCTTACTTCTTTTTGCAAAAGTTGCAACGTTTCTAGGTTTAGGGCCAGTGTTCGACGCGGCACGTTTTCGTTTTACTGCAGAAGCCTTTTGTCCAGCAGTCATGCTTGTTGCCTTTGCAAGAGGGACACATTTCGGATACTTCCTTTTGCTCCCCTTCGATCTGCCGCAAGGTTGATACTTGCCATCCTTCTTCGGTGCTCCAATGTCTACCCATTTCTCTTGTACCCACTTACGTAAACCCATGTTAAATATATTTAGTTGTTTTTCTTCTGTTAGACATGACACGACCGCATCCTTTTGCAATGCCGCCTTTTTTATAACCTTTACCCATGCCTCTTTCCACATTGTATGGTGATTCTTCTTTTTCCTTAACTTTTTTTGCTAGATAATCAATAGCAGATCCTTTTTTTCCAGTTTTATCGTATGCTCTTGCTTTTTTAAAAAAGGTTAAACTATCCTTATCTCTTTTTTCATAGTTTCCTTTTCTAATATCTTTAGGAAAATAATTTTCTTTTATTTGTTTCTCTTTTTCTTTAAATCTATCTTTTACAAGTTTTCTATATTTTTCCGGCTGTCTTTTAACACTTGACGGTTTATTTTTGGCTTTAGTTTTTGATGAATCTTTTTTTACTGGTCCACCTTTGAATTTCTTAACTCTTTTCTTGCCACCAGGTGTAACTTTTCCAGAACAAACAGCTGAAGCATACATGTTTGCGTAAGCTGAAGGATAAACCTTAAACTTTCTTTTCGCTGCTGCTTTTCCTCTAGGGCAAAGTTTAGCCATTATGTTAATCTTCTTCCCTTTTAGGTCTAGGCATAGGTCTTTTTTTAGGAGGTTTTCCGATAGCTCTTTTAAGAGCTCTAACACCTGATGCCATTCCACCAGCTAATTTCATTTGTCTAGGTTTTTTGATAACACCTCTACCCATTAAAACATCTTTTTTAGTTACTTTGCCATCACCTGATAAATCAGGGAAAGATTTGCTTGCACTTGATCTTCTATATTTTCCAAATCTATCTTCTGGATTATCTTTATTTTTCATAGAACCACCTTTTGCTCTTTTCATTCTTTTTGTTTGTGGTGGTCTTTGATGTTTTGATTTATTTGGTCTCATTATTTTTTCTCCTTTTTACAGTTACATTCGTGATCACACAGACAAGGTGTGATTCCAAGAATCTTACATACAAGTTCACATATTTTATTTTTTATTTTCTTTAACATTATTTCCATCCTTTTTTTGCTATTTTAGGTTTTCCTTGTTTTATTTTTGTTTTCTTCTTTTTCTCTGCTTCTTCTTTGTGTTTTTTTTCTAATTTTTTAGCTGTGCCATAAGATGCACCACCAGAAACAGCTACACCACCACCAAGAACTCCAACCATAGGAACGATAAAATCACCTTGCTCTGATCCAAATTTTTTTTCTTGTTTTCTCTCTTTTGGAGTTTTTTTAAATTTGGGTTCTTTTAACAATTCTAAATCTTTAGGCATATTATTTTTTCCTCATAATTTCTGTTCCTTTAATTCCGTAAATTGCTCCAATAACTGAAACAAACAAGATCTGGAACCACATAGGCATATTACTAAAGTATTCAAAAAATAAATCAATCTTTTGTTTAATATTTGGATCATCTGAAAAGACAGACCAAATTAAAAGCATCACGGGCGCGGAAACGAGGAGTAATACGAACTCATCTTTCCAAGAATTTTGCTGATCATTCTTGATAATCTTCTCCATTTCGATTTCGCCTTTGGCCAT